TGATGCATTCAGTTATTCCCATACTGTAATGAAACCTGTTCGTTTATATTCACTGTCTTCAATCATACCATCAACTTTTCGGTAACAAGGTTTGAGTGCCTTCACTTGTGGTGAAATGTTTTTCCAGTTGGGATTATGTCGAAAATGAACTTCAATAATACGACCACCAATCATTTCAACATTCAGATATTGATATTCATTCAGATTCAATCGTTTGAAAAACTCAGGATAAGGAACTTCATCATCTGTGCGTCTCCACTCTTTCCACTTCCACAAAGGATCATCGTCATCGCGAATCCCCTCTACACAAAGAACCTGTTTTTCATATTCATAATCAATGGACAAATGACGACCTTCAAACTTTTCACACCAAAAGGTTCCTTCTGGAAGATGATCTGTGTTGCCGTCAAGGTGTGTCACATATGCACCTCGACCCATACCCATTACATTGAGACAGGGTCGAACTACATACTCTCCGGGTTCATCAACATCAACACCAGCAGGACCGCACCGATAACCAAGTTTTCTTGAGAGTAGTAACTTATCGAATAACCAAAGATGCGAGTCTTTACAATTTTTCCAAGAATATTCATCACAATACCTCTTTTTTTCTTCTGAATAACATTCAGATTGACCTCGTGTTTTTGTGAATCGGTATAGTGCCTCCATCCCGCAATTTCATCAAGTGTTCGATAACAACCTTTACATATCCCATTTTCAATCGTACATACTCTAATACAAGGTGATTTTGTATTATACGATTTCACATACTCCCCCAACACACGCGGCTGCTCCAGTTGTGTCGATATCAACGAACTTCTTCTGATGCAACTCACTGTTGAATGCAATGGGTCGGTGATTCTGTTGAATCTTCGTCCATTTATGAAGATAATGAACATCCTTCAAACAATACTCTGCGCGTCTTGTATCACCATCAAAATAATTATCAGCAAACTTCTGGTATCTTCGAATCCACTCAGCGCGAATGTCTGACAACTCTCCAGTCTGATCGGTTCCAAATTGTGCGACACTTGTTGCTTCCCACAGATTTGAGAATCCTTTGTGACTATCAACAATCAAACCTGATGCAAACAACGCAGCGCGACCATACTTCTCGACAATCTGGTCTTCAGTCAAAACCTCTGCGTTCGGCGCCTGATTGAAGTCTTTATCACCGAAGTCACCCAAGAATGAAATACCTGAAAAGTATTTACGGTTTTGAAACACATACTCTTCAACATCATCCCAAGCGTCAGGCGGAACGGTGCAAGTGTTCGATACATTATGTCGAACCTTGGGATCAGCGCACTGTTTTACATTTGTCCCATACTCAACCCAGTTTGCCTGAACCTTTTTGACCTTTTCAAGAAACTCAATATCCTTTGACTCGTTACGGAAAATTGAACCTTCTTTTGCAATGATCGGAAATGCAATTGAGAAGTCAGACTGATTTGCTGACCACACACTCTCTTCAACCATATACGGATTGGTCTCCGCGATGAGTTGCGCAACCTCTGCCTCTTTATTCATTTGCACGTGTCTCAAATAACGAGGTGCGTGTTCCGCGTGAATACCCGATGCGGTTTTCAACAACACTGATGCATTACCAGACGGTTTGACACAAGTTGTGCGCGCAGCAGGATTGATGTCAATCAGTTTAGCAACCTTCGTGTTCATCTTCTTGACGATCTTCGCACCCTCTTTTTGAATCTCTTCATCAAACAATACATCGGGATTATTCATCCAACCAGTGATGGATACACCGAGGAGTGCTTCACGTTCAAAGATTTTCTTCGTGGTCTCTGACACATAACGAAAGTCAGTGTAACCTGCCTGCAATGTTCCAAGAATTGCAGCTGCACGACACGCCTTGAAGAATTCTTCTTTGTCTGTACACATACTACCGTTGATCTCAGTCAAGTTACATCCTTGCCAACCAGACTTACCATTGATCTGTGGAAACATACCGATCTCAACGCAAGGATTAGTTGTATGTTCTTTTGAATCAACGAAATAGAATCCTGGCTCACCAAACTGTTTGATTGCGTCCATAAACCGACCGAACTCTTCGCGCGTGATTTCATCACGAACAATCACCGCAGAGTTATTTGAACGACCGCGTTGTGGATTCTCTACAAACCAGTTGCCAGTCTTCGCGTTGATCATCTCTTCATCATCAGGTGAAAACAAACAAATGGTTGCGGATCTACGAACACCACCAGCAAGAACTGCATCAGACGCATACATCACAATATCATAGACGTGAATTGGATCAAGTGTATCTTGACCTTTCAACACAAGACCCTGCAACAAATATTCAATCTTATCCAATGCACGACGAAGTGGTTCTGGTCCCGGCGCCTTGAATCCACCAGAAATTTCTGCACCTTTCGGTCGAACACCTGATAGATCAAAATAAACCTTTCGTCCTTCGTATTCTTTATGCACGCCCCCACCAACAAAGTATGATGACATCAATACAGACAATGCGTCAGCCCAACCTTCAACTGAGTCTGGAACTTCAAAAACTTTTGCCTGTTTCTTACGTTCAGCAATCTTCGGAAGTTTTGCAACGTGATGTTTCTGAACAGAGAAACCCGCACCTGCACCACACAAAAGAATATAAAACACCTCACCAAAGAACTCAACACGATCTGCATAAGAACTTGTGCAGTTATACATCTTCATTTGATGTTTCAATAACTGATCGCCTCCGAACTGCAATGCGCGTTGCGCGCCCAACACATATTTCAGTTTATAAAGACTCTCTGCTTCATCAATGAGTCTTGACAGTTCTGGTGTCATTCGATCTTTATAGTAGTCACGATGCATATTCAATACGCGAGTTACTGCTTCTTCCCACGTCTCATATCGATTCAATTCATCTGACCATCGGCTATAACCTTCATAGAACTTGGCCTGTGACATAATTTCCTTGCCGTCTGCATCGTGTGATCGGTGCATAGTGTTTCTCCTGTTGTTATTGTTGTTGTTTAGTCCATCAAGTCTTTGACCGCATCAAGATGTCGTTGATGATAGTCGTGACCAGATAAACCCGCGTCTTGAATTTCTTCTTTTGCTTCTTCGACTGCTTCTTTCATCTTTTCAAAATCAGACTCAGATGCAGTGCCTTTTTCGACCAATTGTTTTTCAATACCAAGATACTTATCAACTGCTGAGACTGCTTCACGAAAGTCATCATCTTCGAATCCGCCGTCCTTGACATTCTTTTGAAATGCAGCGAGTGCTGCTGGACAAATGTCGAAGTGTTTTGTTGTCATACCTTCATAAGTGAATTGAGATTTTTCTTCATTCAAAAACTCACCAAATTTTTTCATTTTCTTATCCTTTGAGAAATGGTTTGCTTTGCACGAATTCTTCAGCGTATGCTTTCGCCTTTTCTTGTTCGGTATCCGAAAAGAGAACTGTGCGTGTCTGTGCATCGTTTTCTCGAAGTTCAACGATGTAGTGGTATTTATCTTTTGAAATGATCGCTTGACGATTACGATCGAAAGAAAAAACATTCTCTAAGATTTGTTTGTCATCACTCATACTTTTCTCCAATTTTGTAAGTGTAGTTTTGCTTGTAGTCCATACTGTATATTATCTCTCAAAAGAGAGTCAATGTCAATGTTATGATTCGATAAAACAATATCATTCACATCTTTCTCGTGTATTGTGTGTGGAAAGAACACAACCGAATAACCACGTTCAATGACTTGTTCTATCTTCTTACAAGTCTCTTCCGATCTCGGTTCATTATCAAACACAAACACTGAGTTCTCGTTACAATAGTCCCAGTTGATAGACTGACCTGCCATTGCTAATGAGTTTTTCACGAACATTGCATCAATCGGTCCTTCAAAAATAAAATGTCTTTGAGACCGATCACACGAGTCTAAGTTGAAAATCTTTGGGGAAGAGTCATTCAACATAATGGTAATGTATCGAATACTCTTATCCGAGAACGCACGACCCTGAAAACCAATCAACTGTTTGTCTTCATTCAAAAACGGTATGATGAGTCTCGGTTCATCATTCTTTACATTCTCAAACTTATTCGGTAATAACGTATTGACAAACTTCTTGAACTTCGGTGCGTAGAATAACCGAAAGTGATAGTTCGTCGGAATACTTCTTGACTCTACATACTTCTTTGACCGGATGATTATAAGGTAACTGTGATACCTTCTTCAAAGACTTCAAAGCAGACGCAGAAACAAACTTCGGTGTCTTCATCTTTTCTGCAAATACTTCTACCTCAGTCTTTGGTTTCTCACCATACTTCTCTTTCAACTTCTCCTGAACAAACTCAGTATGTAATACATTATCAACAACCTTCAGAAACTTCTCAAAACCTAAAGTAATGTGACAGTTATGACAGTGATACAAATGACCACCACCATCTTTAGGAAATAAGTAACCTCTTGCTTTGTATTTGTTTGTAGTAGAATCACCACAAACTGGACATCGAAAATTATACGTTGTTGAATTGACTCTACGAAATCGTTCTAATCGACTTGAAATCAATCCAATGTATTTCTGTTGTAACCACATAATCTAAAGCCATTTGTTTTGCCTCAATACCATTATAACGATCACTCAATGATGTGTCAAGTCCTACATATTGAAAAAGTACATTCCAATACCACCTGACGCGCCAACACTGATTATAATCCAAAACAGCTTTGTGATGAATGCAGTCGTTCTCGCATTGTCATATACGATACGTTCTAAGTCATCAAGCTTACGAGAGAAACGATTCATTCGTTCATAGTGAGCAAAGTTATTCTTTTCAATAGAAGTGAGTTTTTCTTCAGCGCGCGCCAAAGAAATCATTGCTTTAGACAAGTCGTCTATTTTGCTCTCGATTCGATCAAGACGTGATTCGTGATCTTGGTTTTGATTAGACATACCTTTCCTTTGATTGACTATGGACTACTGATTATTATTGTCATCATCTGACATAATATTAGTTTCATAGTAAAGGATCAAGGCTTTCTGTTGCTCAATGTATCTTTTCAGTTCCGCAACATTGAGTGAGAGAGTTTCATAATCTGGAACAGTGATTGCGAAGAATACCACATTACCATATTTATCTTCAAACGATTTTAGAAAATCATCAATATTCTTTTCACTCACTGCATAAAACTGAACATCGTTGAGTTCAAGAGGTTTCGGTCTCTCTTGAATTGGAATCTCTTTTTCGATGTATCGTGTTTCAGTTTGAACTTTTTGTGGTAATATACTACAACCCGCAAGACTAATTATCGCGAGAGAGATACTCAAGGTCTTCAAATACTTGTTTAGTTGCATCATTGACTCTCGTTTCAATTAGTCCCGGTTTCTCAAGTGTTAGTCTGGTCAAATCGTGTCTTTGCAATTTGTCCATCAATTCGCTTTGATACGTTTCAGCCTGTTTCACTCTTGACTGTAATCTTTCTGTCTCACGTTCAATTCGAACTTTATCCTGTCGAATCTGTGTGAGAGTGTTTTCACATTGTCTTATATTTAGTTCATACTGAGTGACTTGTTGTGTCAAATCAGAAATTTTTTCTTGTGTGTAACGAAAATATGTGTAACCACTGCCACCGATGATGGCAACCAAAACACCTACAATTCCTGTTTTGATCAAAAAAGACTTAATCGTTGCCAGCATCTTTTTTCTTCTTTTGTCCCGCACAATACGCTTTTTGACTGAAACCCTTGGGGTTTGAACAATCAATGGAACGTTTATACTTCTCACTCCATTCTTCGTCAGTCTTTTTCTTTTTCTTCTTTTTGCGTCTGCGTTGAAGTGCAGTCATTACTGGTGGATCACCTTGCGGACCAACACCAATGCCTGCGACCTTTCCACTTCCCGCAACGTTGGTAGTTCCTGCTGATACATTTTCTTCAGTCAATAACTGATTTGCTTCGACCATATAATGATCCAAACATTCTGCGAGATATTCTGTATCTTCAGGATCTAAGTTTTGTTCGCGTAACAACAACAATGCTGCTGCGAATGATGCAAGTCTTGAACGACCACCGGGAACCTTTGCAAGTAACTTCTTCAGGTTCGCCAACAGTCGATCATAATAACCCCACGCATCTTTCTGTTGCTTAGTCCGATCCTTCTTATCAATCAAAACTTTACCGTTTCGATCGATCACGCCGAGTTTATATGCCTCCCACTTATTGAAAGGTTTTACCAGTCTCCGAAGAAACTGATAAATCATAAACAAGTCTAGCGCTTTTCTTGCTGGCATCAAATCTTCCTTAGAGCGGTTGCGATTTCAATTTCAATTGGTATGCGTTCCGAGACAATCGTCTTATTCTCTTCACCAATACCGGTAATCACGTCAGGCATATAATTCAAAAATAAAAGAAATGTTTTGAGACCAGGCCAATACTCTTTATTCATTTTATAGAACAAAATACGAGTGTTGGCCTGATGCTCAAATACATTATACGTTGTAATCAAATGATTCAATATCAATCGTTCTCTCAGTTCTCCTTTCTCATAAAACCGATAGAACAACTTCTTGATATACTTGTATCTATTCAAATCCTCATAGAACTCATCGGTGTCATACACCTGTGGATTTGTATAGTTTGCTGCTGCATATAACAACAGGTTAGAATCATTCAATACCTTCATAAAATAACTTTACTGATTTTTATGCGTCAGGATATTCTACGTCGTCAGCTGCACCATTTGCTACGGCTTCTGCATCGGTGTTTGCGAAGTCAGCAGCGTCAAGGAAGTCTGCACCATCTTTCGAGAATGTTGCACCAGACATTGCGCACAAAACTTCTTCCTGAACACGACCCGCACGACCACCTGTGCCTTCAACACGACGCACCCAACCAGAATGCGGTGTATCACCAGCAGCAACCTCTTGTGCATCGACCGCGAAAACTTGATCGCCGTATTCTTCTTGACCAGTTTCGCCAGTCGCGGCGTCTGTTACAAACTTAGGTGCATCTGAAAATTGATCTTTGTTACCCCAGAGTGCCATATTAGTTTTCCTCTTCTATGATTAGCATATCTAATAGATATTTTGATTTAGGACTTATTTCTTTCACCTTACCACCAACTACGAGGTAAGTTTTATTTTTATCAAACTTGTAATCATTATTTATGTCTTTATCCTTCTTCTTACGAAAAGGATTTACTTTTTCTCTTTGCTTCGAAGGAGCAGGAGATGGTTTCACCTCCTGACTCTTCTCACTCTTTTTATTGTGACGACCTTTGACTATGAGTGGCATAGATTACTCGCTTGTATCAAGCACCTTTTGTTGGCGCTGACGTTTGCTTTTATCAAGTGCATCAGCATCACCATCCATATCAACGTCTTTCTCTTTGAGTTTAGTTTCACTCTGTTCATTCTTCATTGACTTTGAGATTGCCTTACGACGATTGTGAAGATATTCATCAGTATCATCAACATCACCGTCATTGTCGATGTCTTTATCTTTGCGGTTCTTGAACTTTTTCTTCAATGCCGCTTTATTGACATCATCCATCTTTTCTTCTTTGACCTTCTCCGGCGCACCNTTNTTGACCTTCGTGAAGTCTTCAAGATCTTTCTCNCTCATCTTCATCATCTCAGCNGACGCAGTGCCAGGTTCTGGTTCAGTNCCTTCACGTTTATGTTTCAATGCGATTCGCGCTGCAGTTGCTTGCGCTTCTGATTCTGCTTTCTCGGTCAAATCAGTATCTTCTTTCATCTTACGCATTGACATAATGGTCATCGCCATATCTGCGAGTTTTGGCGCTTTCAGAGTTTCCATTCGTTTCTTGTTACGATCAGCAACCGCATCATACACTTTCATAATTGCTGATGCAGTGAATGTATCCACCATCACACCATCAACTTTCATCGCTTGTTTCTTATCTACGATTTCTTTGATCTTGTCAAGAGTTTTTGAACTCTCAGTCAATTCAAACCC